CGCATTGACCCTTTGCCTTTCATCGATGGCCTGCTCGATCCCTACAAGGTACCTTTGATATGAGGCCTCTATGAACCCGATCGGAGCCGGAACGCTGGGCCGCCGCATCAAGATTCAGCGCCCCAGCACCATTAAAGACAGCCTGGGTGCGCCCAGTCGGACATGGATCGATGTGGCTACCGTGTGGGCAGACATCCAACCTTTGTCCGGACGAGAGGCCGTGATCGCCAGCCGCATCTCAGCCGAACTCACGCACCAGATCACGGTGCGCTACCAGAGCATTTTTGACAACCCTCAGCTGGTCGCCCAGTACAGGGTGCTCTACAGGTCGCGGATCTTCAACATCCATTCGGCCCTGAACGAGGACGAAAAGCGCGTCCTGGTCATCCTGCTGGCCAGCGAAGGTCTGGACGATGGCTAAACATGAACGCTTCAAGGTGGAGGGCTTGGCTGAATTGGCCAAAGCCCTGCGCGAGTTGCCTGACCGGGTGGCTAAGAACGGCCTGCGCGTCTCGGTCTATGCCGGAGCCAAGGTCATCCGCGATGAAGCCCGCATGCGTGCGCCCAAAGCGACAGAGGTCCTGGTACCCAAGCAGCCGCCACCAGGCACGCTCAAGCGCTCGGTGATCATGAAACAGATCCCCGAGCTCTCCAGCCTCACGCGCCAGACCTTCTTTGTGACGGTGCGCCACGGCAAGAAGTACCGCAAGCAGGGCAAGAAGGGCAACCTCTCGCAAGATGCCTGGTACTGGCGTTTCGTGGAGTTTGGCACCCGAAAAATGCGCGCGCGGCCATTTCTGCGGCCTGCCCTGGAAGCCAAGCGGCGTGAAGCGGTGCAGGCCATGAAGGACCGGTTGAGTGAGCGCATCGAGCTGGAAGTCAAGAACCTTTACAGAGGTCAGCAGAGGAAGTAGCCGTGCAGGATTTCTTTGACGCCATCAAGGATCTGGCCGGGGGGGAGGTTTACGCGCTTGTCGCTGCAGAAAACACCCAGTACCCGGCCATCGTCTACACGCCCATCGTGCAGGAGCACATCTTTGGCATCGATGGACCGCACGGTCTGCAGCGCGTGCGCGTGCAGGTCGACACCTACGCCAGAACGTACCAGGAGGCCTTGCACCTGCAAGACCAGGTCCTGGCTGCGCTGCTGGCGGACAAGAGCACCGTCGCCGATGTGCGCATGGGGCTCAGTGAATTTGAAGATCAGGCCCGGCTGTACCGGGTGAGCGTGGACTACGAGCGGCAGGTTCAGGCGGACCAATAAATTTTTTGACATACCGTCCCCCAGTTGCCATCGCTGCAGCTGGGGGATAGGGGAACATAGTGCCCGTTCCCCATATTAAAGAGGGTCTTATTCCACACCTAATGCTTTGAAAACTGCATCTACCGGATCAGAATAAAAACTGGTCTGGAATTTTGAGAAAAGCTCGCCTGGCACAGTTGGGATGTCGGTCACGCTAGACATAGGTAGCAGGATGCGTTTGGCTCCTGCGTCAAAGGCAACCTGCATGCTCTCAGCCAGATTACGAACCTGAACAACCGTGCCGCCCAGACTCATGTCGCCCATGACGGCCAATTGCGACTGGACGGGTTTGCCCAACGCTGCGGAACACAATGCAATGAAACTCGCCAATGTCAGGGACTGGGGAACGCCTGTGTTTTGCAACTCGACCAGGTGACTGTGAAAATCACGTTCGCTGGGCTTGATTGAGGCGCTAACACGGGACGAGTTGGCCTTGAAGTAGTCAAACGCCACACGCATGGTTTCTTTAGGTGCAGAACCAGAAGCGTTGATCTTGCCGCCACCTGGGATGGACTGAACCTCCATGCGGTAAATACCAGGCATTTCGGATGAACCCATGCTGATGGTGTGGAGCGTTCCAGGCTGCAGACGTCCCTCTGGCACCAAGGCACCGCCAGATTGTTCGGGTACGGTCACAAAGCGTTCCACTCCATCTTCCAGATCGATGTAGCTGAAGTGAACGTCGTAAAACTCCATGCCGCCAATTTTTTTCAATTGCTCTTTGACGCGTCGGCGCGTCTCCAGTGCGTATTCCATGCACTTGCGTACCGTGTCTTTGGTGTAAGCGCCATTCGGAGCCACCAGCTTCAGCAGGCCTGATGTGGTGCGACGCACAGCAATGGTGTCGCGTTGATTTAAGTTGTTACCCAGTTTGAAGAACTTGTCGATTGCGTCTGAAAAACTCTGCTTGCGCATCTCGCGTAGGTATTCGGCCAGGTAGTCAACAATCAATCCGTATTGATTGGTGAAAAATTCAGGGCGCATTTTGGGGATTTCCCAGCCCGGCACATACGCATGGAATCGGTCAAAAAAGGCCGAGTCAATCATGGCCTCGGGGAAGGGGGCCAACAGGTGCGAAGTCTTGACCAGCGATTCCACGCTTTGATTGATGTTGCCGACAAACACCATTGATGCGCTGGCATTGATCGACTCACGGCCCCGGCTGAAAGAGCCAGATGCCATGTAGTCCTTCATGATCTGAATGCCATCGTGATCTTTGAAATTGATGCCTGCCACTTCATCAAAGGCCACGCAATCCCACAGGCCTACCAGGCCAACTTTGCGAGCACCCATGTTGTAAAACAAGTTGGCCACCGTGGTTTGACCACCGGACACCAAAATGCTGTTGGGGCTGATTTCTTTGTAGATGTGGCTTTTGCCAGTGCCCCGTGGACCCAACTCGCAAAAGTTGTAGTTGTTCTCGACCAAAGGGATCATGCGCGCGAGCAGGTGCCATTTCACTCGTTCTTTGAAGTGGCTAGGCTCCATGCCCGTGGACCGGATTAACGCGTCAATCCACTGCTCATCCGTAAATGATTCGCGGGCTTTGTAAAGTGCCTGCATGTCCATGTTGGGCATCTGGATCGGCTTGAGTTCGGTCACCGTGAAGGGCGAACCCTTTTGGTCTTCCTCAAAGTGGTATTTCAAAGTGACGATGCACCAAATGCCCCCCACCAAGAGCTTCTCGAATTGGCGAACGTAGGTGTCTGACACCTCGGCATTTTTCACGCCCAGGTTTGAAAGGAGCGCTTCGTACACGTCGCGCTTTTCGTTGAGCCTGACCGTAACCTTGTCGATGACCTTGTAAGTGCCACTCTCGCGTACCTTTGACTTGACCTTTTCTGCCTCGTCGGGTCGCACATAGTTCTCGGTCAAAATCTTTTTAACATTGATCAAACCGTTTTGAATCGTGGCGTCGTCGTTGCTTGCGCAGTACATGCCCAGCAGGTACTCCAGCACGTAGACCGGCACATTAGCGCCTTCTTTGATGAGCTTGGTCAAATCCTTGCGCACCACTTTGCCTGCAAATTGCGCATTCAGCAGATCATCCAGTGAGTGATTCACATCCATCTCCGCCAGCGGCTCTGCGCCGGAGGCAAAGGTAAATTCAGCGCTTGTTGTCATGTAGGTTCTCAAAAATCATTGCCAAAGGCCAGGTCTATCTTGATGGGTAGTCTCAGCACTTCCACCTTCGTTGCCGCATCACGCATGACCAGGTCATAGCGTTTGTGTGGGTCATAGCTGCCACTTTGGATCGTCAAAAATACAGATTTTGTACGTTCATTGAGCAATTGTGACGTGCTGTCAAAAGTCATGGACTGTTCATCGCTGACCAAGGCTTGCTCGTCGCGCAAGGAAATGACCACGCTGCGTGCCAAGACGCGCTCGGATACGGCATCCGTTTGAATGAACTCAAATCGCTGGGTATTTGTCACCACTTTGTTGGTGGACCCCAGCAAACTGATATTGACCGGTCGGGTTTTAGCGCCTTCAGCTTCGCTGACGCGAACTGTCACCAGTGGCACCACAACTTCTTGCGGCATGGCGCTGCCGTGTACAAAGCGTGCACCGCCAGTAAAGTGAAATCTGTTAGCCCCTTTAGGTACCCAAAAATCCAAACTGCCATCAGGGCTGGTTCCCGCTGTGGTGGCGGTGTTGCCGCTCCAGGCTTGGGGTGTTGCTCCCAGATCTTGGCCGATCAAATAACGCTTTTTGGCAATCAAAGTGCCTGATGGTTTTTCAGCCAGGGCTGATTTATCGGCCATATCCAAAGCCGACTCTTGGTACATGAACCCATGGTCGGCGGTCACCAGCACGGTCGAGCCGTTGAGCGAGTTGATGATGAAGCCCAGCACGCTTAAGAGTTCTTGAATGGTGTCGTCTGTGGCCTCGAAGGTTTTGGTCTCTGACGCCTGCTTGTCACCAATCATGTCAATGCGATCGTGATAGACGTAAACCAGCCGCTGGTCGCGGATCAACTCCCGGCCTTTTTCTTTGCCCAAAGACATCAGGTCTTCAGCCTTGATGGCCATGCCGCCAAATGCCTTCAGGTGTTCGCTGCGCTGCTCAAGTGTTGCCACCGTGTGGCCGTCGGCTAGCACCTCGACGGTGTTGCCCACTTTGTAGGCTAGCGTCTGGTGCGGCAGCAAGGCGGCCATGCCCAAGGCGGTGTAGCTGGGCAAAACGCCCAACATGCCGTCTAGTGAAGCCTTGAAACGGTTTTTGCTGTTGGTTTGCTGCACCAGCTCATGCGCCACTTCAAAGCGAAGTGCGTCGGAGATCACCACAAAGACCCGTTTGACGCTACCCTCAAACAAGGGGAGCACTTCTTGGCTGAAGAATGCTTGCTGGGGGGTGATGCCTGGCACGGTCCAGTGGGCGAGCAAACCTTGAGGTCCTTCGACCACTTTGCCCCAAGCGCTGCTCAGTTGCGGGATGTACCAGCCTGAATAAACATTCTCAATCGTCGAACGTAGCTCGTGCAGCACGGCCCAGCCCATAGGCTCGACCGCATCTGCTGCCATGTGAAAGTGCCGGTAGAGTTGATCAAAACTGAACAAATCATCGCGGTACTGGGCGTAAGCGTTTGCCGCATCGGTGAAGCTAAAGCCACCCGCATGCAAAGCCTTGAGCGAGAAGAAGTCTGCCGCTGCGGTTAATGCGTCGTAACAAGCGGCAAGGGCTTTGGTTTTCTTATTGGCACTGGCCAGTAAAGGATTGGCCCAATGGCCATCGCACCTGCGTGCAATATGCCCCCGCACCACATCCATGTTGGCACCGCCGCCATCCACAATGCGCTTTTTGAGGTCTTGCACGATGCGTAGCTCAACCTCTTCAAACGTCATGCACTCCATCAACTGCTCTGCCGACTGGCTGGCCAATAGGTGTGTCAACTCCAGCTCGCTGGCCACAGCAAGCGCCAAGGCGTTGTAGCTGCCAAACTGCGCAATGTCCGAGCGCCAGCGGGCCACAAACACCGAAGCATTGGCTGCCAAGGCACGATCGGGCAACAAAAAGTGGGTCAATTGTTGCGGCAAATCGCCTGTCAGACCGCGTGAAAAATCGGTCACCAAAATGCGTACCAACAGGTCACGCAATGACGGCGCGGCCTCTGCATAACCCAGTTGCTGCTCAACCCACCCCCAAAACACCGGCTCCAGATCGTTGCTGATAATGTCTTGCCATGCTTTTGGGGTGGCCGTCAGGTCTGCCACATCATGGCTCACACACGCCCCATACAGGCGCTGCAGAACAGCGAACAACTCAGGCAAATCTGCGCGGGTCAGCACGGCCAGCATTTTGCGGTCCAGGTCCAGCGCTGAATCACCCGGCAAGACCAGGCGCTTGAGGCGATCGACTCGATCCTTCGCACGCAAAAACTTGGTGCGTTCTTTCAGATGGCTGCGCAGTGACTGGGTTGTCAGACCCAAGTCCTCTAGCAAGATGGACGTGGAATCCGCACGGAATGACTTGGATCGCAACCGCACATCCAACAACCAGTCCTGGGTCGGTTCGGGCTCAGGTCGGTTACTGTAAAACAACCATTTTTGGTGCGGGTTGTTTTCCACGTCCAACTTGATGCGCAAAGCGGGTGTTTCATCCAAATTAACAACTCGCACGCCGTCGATCAGTATTTCGTTTACGATGGACTTGAACTCACCATCTACATCATGCCAAAATACCGCGCGATAATTGCTGAATAGCTCAATGAGGGTGGCCGAAAATCGTGTCAGACTCATAAGAAGTTGCTTAGCCTTCTGGAATTATTAATTTATCTCACTGAACTAAAGAATGTAAATTCAGTTTCGCCATCTGGATTCAACTTGTAAAATATTTCTGCAGACCCAGAGGACCCCCAGTCAGCAATACTTAATAAACAAAAAGCATTTGTATCACTGCAATTGTATTGAATTACAGGGTGAACTCCAAAAAATGTAATATTTTCAAAAGTCTTTGTTTCTGAAATTTTTGAAAATTTAAGTAGATCTTTTTTGAAGTCGCCAAAAATTAATTGATTAATGTATCGGCCATAGTCTGATTCATAACCAGCTAATTGCGATTCGAATGGGCCAGGTATGCAATAATCTATCACATCAATTGAGTCGCCAAATGGGTCTAAGTTAAACCAAAAAGGCAGAGGAAACCCCTCAAACTTGTTGCCTTGAAAGTCAAGTTTAGGAACTTCAAAAGCAAATGGTTTAATATTTTCCAAAAGCACTTTTTCTCTTGGAATGACTCTAATAATACAGTCCATTCGCCTTGTGTCGCACCAAAGTTGCAACAGGCCATCTCCAATATTTTTCTTGGCCAATGAGGAAAGCTCTCTCAGATCCACTTGCAATACCGGAAAGAGCATCTGATTCCCATCATTTGGAATGGGATATTCCTGTGAAGTAAATAATGGACCAGTTAACATGTTTGATGTTCTATCTACTTTATCGGCCGATTTTTTCATGCACTTGACAGTAAATGTTTGAGCTGCATAAGTTAACATGCCTCTTAGGAAAGTAAATTCATCCTTGACTTTACTTTCCAAATTATCCAATTCTTTTAATAAATATTCTTGCTGTTTTATTGAAGTTGAAATTTGCTTGGAGATTGAAGCGGTTTCTTTTTGGCGGATTCAAGTACGAGGTGCAACAAAGATAAACCCGGTAACGGGTGGCTGAGGATGTCAAGGCATCATGGCTACTCAAACCGCCAAGTCGAAGTTGCCCAATGTACAAGCACCTCAGCCGAGAAG